ATTTAGACTATGAATATTTCAGTAAAAATAAAGAGGTACGATAATCAGACTGAATACTACGATTTAAAGCTATCTACATATAAAGAAAGCATTGAAGGAAAGTTTAGTAAAGAGGATCTACGTTATTTGATTGAGCAAATAGACAACGAGATAATATAATGCCTAGAAAAATATCAAGAAAAAACTTAGTTAAAAAACTTGATAAAGTATTTAGTGAGTATATTAGAAGAAGCCATGCAGATAAAAATGGTATTGTAAAATGTTACACATGTGATAAGAGAGCCTATTGGAAAGGCGAAGGAATGCAGAACGGTCATTTTATATCTAGATCTAGTAGGATTTTAAGATGGAGAGAATCAAATTGTAGACCCCAATGTTATGTTTGCAATTGCCATAAATATGGACAGAGCTATATATTTGGAATGAATTTGAATAAAGAATTTGGATATGATATAGCTGGCGAACTATTAATTGAAAGTAAAAAAATAATTAAACAATCAGATTCTGATTTAATAGAACTAATAGAATATTATAATAAATTACTAACTAACTTAAAATAATTTCTTGTTTTGTTTTGTTTTCTGAAAGGGGTTTACTTCGGTAAGCCTCTTTTTTTTATTAATAATTTTGTTAATTAAAATATTTATATTATATTTACATAGAACAAAAAAACAAACAAATGAAATACGTAATTGTAACAAGAGAAGGTAATCAGTCAAGACCAATAGATGACTACTTAAAGGCTTATAAATATGCTTTATTTAACAGATGTATATTACTACAAAAGAATAGATCTGGTGTAACAGTAGAAATTAATAACTTTAGTAACTTATAATATGAAAAATCAACCTGTACACGAAACTGTTAGAGACTTATACACTTTTAAAAATATGCAAATAGATGCATTACAAAAAGCATTGTCTAAAGCAAACACAAGAATAACTAATTTAGAAACATTTATATTTGAGTTATGTCATAAAGATTGTCCTGAAGACTACAAAGATATAGTAAAAAACGAAGTGCTAAATGACTTTACAAGAGATTAATTTTCATAACAACTATCAGTTACTAGCTAACTTATTGTTAGAGTTTAACAAAAATAAACCTAAAGAAGCTGATAAATATATGAAAGCATTAAGTGAAGTTTACTTTTATATTAACTCAATGCACATAGAAAACAGAGAATTAAAATTAAACAACAGTAACATTAAACAAGAAATAAGAAAACAGACTCAAGAATTTTATGAGTTTAAAACAAACGTAAAACAAATAATAAAATAAGATGAATAGAGAAAAATTATTAGAACTGTACAAAAAATATGACCTTACAAAAGATGATGTATTTAAACATCAACATTTTGTTATAATCACTAGATCAGGAATAGAAAAAATAATAGCAAAAGAACACATGACATTAACTTATGATGTTATAAAATGTGAACCAAACTTTGCAGTTGTTAAGGCTTATGCTTATATTAGTTCTATGCCAAACACAACTATAGAGACATTTGGATCTGCATTAAAAGGATCATCATTTAAAGATTCTAACTGCAACACTTGGTATGTAATGGAAATGGCAGAAAAGAGAGCTATGTCTAGAGCATGTCTCAAGTTAACAGGATTCTATAAACTAGGAGTATTTGGAGAAGACGAATCAGAAGATTTTAAAAAAGTAAATAAAGAAAAATTAATAAACTTAAATAAATAACAATGGCATCATTAATCAATTTAAACATCAACGTAGAAAATCTACCTAAAGAGAAATTTGTAAAAGGAAAGAAAGGAGTTTACTATAACTTAACTATAAGCGTAAACGATGATACAAACCAATTTGGTCAAAACGTATCAGCTTTTGATTCACAAACAAAAGAAGAGAGAGAAGCTAAAAAGCCAAAGCAATACATCGGCAACGGAAAAGTAGTTTGGACTGATGGCAAATGCACTAAAGCACAGCAAGAGGCTCAACCACAAGACAGCGACAACAATGTAGATTTACCATTTTAATATTTGGGAGGGTGTAAAAGCCCTCCTTTTTTTATGACTGAAGAACAGAAAATGTTTATGCAACTCTTAGAAGAAGAGTGTGTAATAAATACAAATGACATAGTAGAATATCCACCCGTAGCTATATCTATGGGAGAAACAACTATACAAACACTTAAAGGATCAAAGACCTTACCAATTCCAATTGGAACGTATGGTAACTTTAGTTTTGTACAAGCAGCTCCTAAAACTGGTAAAAGTTTTTTTATTAGTTTATTAGCTTCTGTATATTTAGGAAACAAAAATAAATTTGGTGGTGATTTAAGAGGACACAGAGGAGATAAGTGTTTGATTCACTTCGATACAGAGCAAGGAAAGTTTCATGCAAGTAGAACAATGAAAAGAGCTATTTCAATGAATAACAATGTAGATACTGCTTGTTACCATACATTTGGTTTAAGAACAGTAGGATATAAAAATAGAGTAGAATTTATTGAATATTATTTAAAAGAAAAAATAGAAAAAGGAAAAGTAGGATTAGTAGTTATAGATGGAATTGCCGATTTATGCTCTGATGTAAATTCAATGGAGCAATCTAATTTTGTAGCACAAAAATTAATGGAATGGTCGCAAAAGTTTAATTGCCATATCATTACTGTAATACATAGTAATTTTGGCAGCGATAAACCCACAGGAAATTTAGGTTCAGCCTTAGAAAAAAAAAGTGAGCAACAAATACAAATAGAACGAAACACAGTAAACAAGGAATGGATAACAGTTAAATGTAAAAGAAGCAGAGGTTTTGCTTTTGAAACATTTAGTTTTAAAGTTAACGAAATAGGTCTGCCTGAAATAGTAGGAGACTTATATAATCCCTTAAAAGGTGTAAGTTTTTAAATATGAGAAAAAAAAATTGGTTAGCTATGGTAGCTGAATATCATTCAGAATGGTTAAATATAATGCAAAATCTAGGAGGAGGATCTTACTCGGAAGATCTAGTACAAAAATCTTATTTGAAATTACACAAATATAATTGTGCTGATAAAGTAATACAAAATGGAAAGGTAAGCAAAGGATATATGTTCTTTGTTTTGAGATCTGTTTTTCTTAGATACAAAAGAGATAACAAAGGAATCTATAAAAAACAAATAGAAAACTTTTTATTTGAAGGTAATGACGTTCATGAAATTGAACACATAGAAAAATTTACTGAAGTAGATACACAAGAAAAAGAATTAGCATTTGGAAAGATATGTAGTAAAATGGATTCTGAGCTAGATAATTGGTATTGGTATGATAAACGTATATTTGAATTATATAGAGATACTTCAATGAGTATTAGAGGAATAGGAAAAGAAACAAAAATCAGTTTTGTAAATATATTTCACACACTAAAAAGAGGAAAGCAAATAATGCGAGAAAAGTTTAGTGAAGACTATGAAGATTATATAAACGGAGATTACAATAAAATCAATTAATATGAAACCACCAAAAGACAAAAGAACCAAAGCCTACAAAGAATGGAAAGCAAACTTTGATAAACAATCTAAAGGACTAGGCGACACCATTGCAAAGATCACAAAAGCAACAGGAATAGATAAAGCTGTTAAGTTTATAGCTGGAGAAGACTGTGGGTGTGAAAATAGGCAAAAAGAATTAAATCGAGCATTTAGGTATTCTACACCAAAGTGCTTAACTGAAAAGGAATATAATTACTTAATAGACTTTTTTAAAGTGACTGGATATAAAGTAACTCCTTTAGTTCAAAAAGAGTTGTTAAATATTTATAACAGGGTATTTAATAAAAACAAAGAGATTTCTTCTTGCTCATCCTGTATTAATAATCTATTAAACGAGTTTAAAACTTTACTTAAAACCTATGAATGAAATTAGACCACGCATTAACGGAAACAAAAAAGTAGCTTACGAGAATATAACCAAGAAAGAAACAAGAGTGCTTGTAATAGGAGACTTACATGAGCCATTTTGTTTAGATGGATATCTAGATCATTGCCAAGATACCTATGCTAAGTATAATTGTAATAGGGTTGTTTTTATTGGAGATGTGATAGATAATCATTATTCCTCATATCACGAGTCAGATGCAGACGGACTTGGAGGAGGTCAAGAGTTAGACCTTGCTATAAGTAAAATAGCTAAATGGTATGAAGTATTTCCTAAAGCTCATGTAACAATAGGAAACCATGATAGACTTATAATGCGTAAAGCACAAACAAGCGCAGTTCCAAAGAAATGGATTAAAGCATACAAAGATGTTTTAGAAGTACCACAATGGAAATTTGTAGATAGAGTTGTTATTGATGGTGTTCAGTATATACATGGAGAAGCAGGAACAGCTAGGACTAAATGCAGAGCAGATATGCAATCAACTATACAAGGACACTTACACACACAATGTTACACAGAGTGGTATGTAGGTCAAAACTTTAAAGTATTTGGTAGTCAAGTAGGTTCTGGGATAGATGCAACTGCTTACGCTATGGCATACGCAAAGAGAGGAAAGAAACCTGCTATTGCTTGTGCAGTAGTGTTAGGAGGACACACAGTAATTAATGAACTAATGGAATTATGAAAAAAAAACAATACACAACTAAAGAAAGGTTTAAGATCCTTGAATCTACAGTAGCAACTTTATATGTAGCTATTGAGAAACTATCTAAAAGAATAGATGGAATAGATGAGTTCCTAACTAAAGCAACAAAAGATTATGATGAAAGTACAGAAAAAAAGGCTTGATCTTTGTGCTAAAGACGGAAAGTATTTTGAAAAGTTATTTAAAGAAAAAGTTTTATCTAATAATTTAAAATGGAAAGAAGCAACTAAAGAGGAGGATTGGTATAAACATATAGACTGTTATGTTAATGGTTATGGTGTAGATGTAAAAGGCAATAGACATCTTGAGACTATATGGCTAGAGCATACAAATGTAAATGGAAATAAAGGATGGTTAAGAGGAGATGCTTATTATATTGCTATGTTTATAATGGAGCTTAATTGTTTTAGTATTTATAAAAGATATGACTTATTAAATTATGTAAACAAGAACACAAAAGGCGAATGCAATAATACATTAGAGTATTTAAAATTTTACACTAGAAGAAAATGGGGAAAGAAAGATAAAGTTGTAAAAGTTAAATATGATTATATAAAACATTTAGAACTAAAAAAATTATAATTAATAAACAAAATTGTTTATATTTACAAAAAAACAAGATGAGACAAGTAGTAGTAGAATACGATAATTTAGAATTAACATTAATAGGACAATTTTATGAAGGCGATGATTGCACTTATATGTATCCAGCTAGCAGTAGTGATTTTAATCTGTGTGAAGTGCTACATGGAGGAGAAGACATTATAGATATTTTATCTGATACTGTATTAACAGATCTAGAGATAGAAGCTATAAAAGAAATAGAACAACAGGAAAGAGATTATGATAGTACTATTTGATGCAGACAGTTTAGTTTATTCTTCTTGCTGTGGTGTTGATGATATACTTGATGAAGCCATAGGTAAGTTTGATGAGGTATTTATGTCAATTATAAATAGACTAGAAGAAACCTATCAAATAGAAAGAGTGATTACTTTTAACAATAGCAAAGGTAATTTTAGAAAATTATTAGATCCAAACTACAAAGCTAATAGAAAGAAACAAGAGCATCCTAAATTGTTAAATAAGATGCATGAAGAAATTGCTGCTATTTATTCAACTAAAAGTTCTTATGGTGTTGAGACAGATGATCTAGTTGCAACGTATTGGAAAACACTAACAGATGAGTTAGGACACAACAATGTAATGATAGTATCACTTGACAAGGATTATAAGCAACTACCTTGCCTTATGTACAACTATCACTATAAACACCAAGAGATAATAAGTATAAGCTACAAGGAATCTTTATATAACTTTTATGAGCAAATGATAGTAGGAGATAGCGCAGACAATGTAAACTACTGTAAAGGGTATGGTAAGGCATATGCAAAGAAACTATTTAAAGATTGCAAGACACATTATCAATTTACAAAAAAGACATACGAGTTATTTAAAACAATATACAAATCAAAAGCAAAGTTAAAATACATACAATGTTATAACTTACTTAAATTAAGAACAGAATGATATACAACCAAGACTGTTTAGAAGCTATGAAAGAAATGAAAGACAATCAGTTTGACTTGGCTATTGTAGACCCTCCTTATGGTATTGGTGCAGATTTAACACAACAAAAATTAAGTGGTAAAAAAGGATTTACAAAAGGAGCAGGAACTTACACTAAATATCACAAAACTGATTGGGATAGTTCTGTTCCTACTATTAAATATTTTAATGAATTAAAAAGAGTTTCTAAAAATCAAATTGTTTGGGGTGGTAATTATTTTTTTGATTTACATTTATGTGGTGTTGTTATTTGGTACAAAGGAAATAGTGGAAACTTTAAAGAGGGGGAATTAGCTAAAACTAATATTAACACTTTTAAGATTTATCAATATAGTAGAGCTGATGCTTATATTAACCATTGTGATGTAAAAATACATCCAACACAAAAACCTGTAGCATTGTACGAATGGCTATTAATGAATTATGCAAAAGAGGGAGACACAATACTTGATACACATTTAGGTAGTGGCTCAATAGCTATAGCTTGTCATAATTTAGGCTTTGAGCTAACAGGATACGAAATAGACAAAGAATACTTTGAAGCAGCAAAGAAACGAATAGAACAACATAAACAACAAACACGATTATTTTAATGAGATGGTTTAGACCCTTAAAAAAAGATAAGCCTAATAAAAAACAAAAGGCAGCAAGAAGAAAGCAAAGAGAAAGATTTATAGAAGAAGAAAGAAAACCTAAAGTAAAAAGAAACGGAGTTTTAATAAAAGACAAGAACAATGAGAGCAAGTCAACCACACTATGAAAACGGAAAAGGATATGATGTTATAGACTTTGTTAAAGACTACAACTTAAACTTCAATAGAGGAAACATTATAAAGTACATAAGCAGAGCAGACAAGAAGAATCACGAACTAATGGATTTACTAAAAGCTAAAGACTATCTCGAAAGAGAAATAGAATATGTACGAAAATCAGGGACTAAAGAATGATATAATATATCAATTTTACCACATCACATTATACGATTACGAGAAAGGCACTGAATTAGACGAATTAAGAATTATCTTATTTGATTATGAAGA